GGATGAGAATCAGCAGTTGCAGTGCGTGCACGTCGTCCGTGATAGGATGGATGCAATGCAGATAGTAGAAACCATTCTTGCCCTCCAGCGAACGTACAACCCTGAGTTGTTTGGAATCGAAGCAGGTACAATCCAGAAGTCTATCGGACCGTACTTGAACGAAGCAATGATGAAGCAGGACACATTTATCAACATAGTGTTGCTCAAGCCTTCTGGTGATAAGTTGAGTCGTGCAAGGTCAATGCAAGCTCGTATGAGAGCAGGAGCCGTCAAATTTGACATGTCTGCTGATTGGTATCAAACTTTTGAAGATGAGTTGTTGCGTTTCCCTAGGGATAGACATGATGACCAGGTGGATGCTTGGGCCTACATCGGTTTACTCTTAAATCAAATGCAAGTAGCTGCTACTCAAAGTGAAGTCGATGAAGAAGAATACAGGGTTGCCCTACACGAGTATGGGTATGACCAAGGTGGACGAAACGCTGTTACAGGATATTAATGAAACTAAATACCGAACTTAATTTAAATGAGCTAGTCTCTCTTCCTAATATTTGTGAAGTATTGGATGCAGACGACCTCAATACAATTAGCTATAACGTCTACAAAGGATTCCAAGCTGACTTGGAGTCTCGTTCTGCTTGGGAAAAGCGTACTGAAGATGCTATGAAGCTTGCTCTTCAAGTAGCTGAAGCTAAATCATTCCCTTGGCCTGGAGCATCTAATGTCAAATTTCCACTTATCACTATTGCTGCTTTGCAGTTTCATGCTCGCAGTTATCCTGTACTTATTAATGGGGAAACCCCTGTTCAGTGCCGTGTAATTGGTGATGACCCTACAGGTGAAAAAGAGCAACGCTCACACCGTGTCAGCCAGTTCATGTCCTACCAGATTCTTGAAGAAGATACTAACTGGGAATCGGAGATGGACCGAGTTCTTATCTCCCAGCCTATCGTAGGTTGTGCCTTCAAGAAGTCTTACTTTGACCCTATCCTCAAACACAACGTTTCCGAGAACATCCTTGCTAAGGACTTTGTCGTAAACTATTGGACTAAGCATTTAGATACATCCCCACGTATTACTCAGATTCAGTATCTTTCTAGCAACGACATCTATGAGCGTGTAGCTCGTGGTTTGTTTGTAGAAATGAAAGAACCAGGTCGTCCTGCTGCTGTTCCTCAGTCAAACATGACTTTGGCTCAGAACAAAGCACAAGGCATGAATGCCCCTGATTCTATCGATGACAGCACTCCTTACGAAATCCTAGAACAACACACCTTCATTGACTTTGATGGTGATGGTTACGCTGAGCCGTACATTATCTGGATGCGTCGTGATACTAAACAAATTTTACGTATTGTTGCTCGTTACTTTGAAAATTCTATCGAAAGAGACGATAAAGGCAATGTACTCACAATTCAAGCAGAAACCTACTTCACTAAGTTCCCTTTCATTCCCTCACCTGATGGTGGATTTTATGACCTCGGTTTCGGAAGTCTTCTTGGACCACTTAATCAGAGTATCGATACCCTTCTCAATCAGCTTATTGACACAGGCACGATGGCCAATACCGCAGGTGGTTTCTTGTCCAGAGGAATCAAGCTCCGAGGTGGTAACTACAACTTCGCACCATTAGAGTGGAAGCACGTTGATACTACAGGTGATGACCTCCGTAAAGGTATTATGCCTTTGCCAGTTCGTGAGCCTTCTCAAGTTCTGTTTACACTGCTTAGCATGCTTATCAACTATGGTGAGCGTATTGGTGGCTCGGTTGACATCCTATCTGGTCAGAATCCAGGTCAGAATACTGCTGCTGAAACTACAAGGACAATGGCTGAACAGGGAATGAAGATTTTTTCTGGTATCTTCAAACGTACCTACCGTAGTCTTAAAGATGAGTTCCGCAAACTCTATCGTTTGAATCAGCTTTACTTAGAAGGTGTAGAAGACTACAACAGCGACCAAGGTCAAAACTTTATTGCTGCTGATGACTTCTTAGGTCCAGTATCGGATGTACGCCCTGCTGCAGACCCTAATATTGTTTCAGACACACAACGTATTCAACAGGCTCAAGCAGTGCTGCAGTTAGCTACTACTACCCCTGGCATGAACATGTATGAAGCACAGAAGAGTTACCTTAAAGCAATGAAGGTTAACAACATTGAACAGTTGTTACCTGACCCACGTGGACCTAACGCTATCAAGCCAGGTCCATCAGAGAAGATTCAAATTGAACAGATGAAGATGCAAGCTAAGCAGGCTCAGATGCAAATCGACCTTAAGCTCAGCGTTGCTAAGTTGTTACAACAAGCTGAGTTGCAGCAAGCTAAGATTCACAAGCTGGAAGCTGACGCTATCCTTGCTGTTGAGCAAGCTGGTGGTATTAGAACAGGACACGATATTGCAATGCTAGATGCACAAATTGGTGCAGCAAGAGCTAAGCAAGAAGGAATTCAAGACAGTATCAAAACCGTAATGGCTTTGGAGAAACACATGTCTGATATGAGTAGCCCCCAAACTGAACCCAATCAGGAAGGGGATGTTTCAAAAGAGTAGTAACTAAGGAGGTAGTATGGCTATTGTAGTAACAGAGCCTGAGTTTAATGAGTGGAAATCAAATCGTGTAACACAAGCCTTTATGAAGGCAATACACAATGATAGAGAGTGGTTGAAAGAGATGTTGTTAGCTGGCACAGAAGACGATGCGAGTATTCGTGGCAGAGCAGCAGCTTGTACAGCAATTCTAGCTTTAGATTACAACGAGTTAATGAATTCAGTAACGGAGAATAAAGATGTCTAATGTTTCAGGCATTACTCCCATCTTTGATAGGATTTTAATTAAGCCTCTTGAAGTGGAAGAAAAAACAGCTAGTGGAATCATTATTGCTACTGCAGAGACAAACGAAAGAGAACAGCTTGCAAACACCACAGGTGAAATTATTGCTTTAGGTGAGGCAGTTCCAGAGGGTGTTGTTTCAGTAGGTATGCGAGTAGGTTACGCTAAATACGCTGGTTTGATGTACAAAGGTAAAGATGGCTTAGATTACCGCATGGTTAACTATGACAACTTAGTATGTAAATTAGATGATGACATGAAGTTGATTGACCCACATCTATTAAAAGGAACGAAATAATGAGTGAAGAACTACAACAAGAAGCACCACAGGAAGTTCCAGAAGCCTCTCAGTACGAAGCCGAAGCAAGGGCGCAGGGCTGGGTAGCACAAGAAGAATTCCGTGGCTCTGAGAGCGATTGGGTTGATGCTGAGACGTTTGTACGTCGTGGCAAAGAAATTATGCCAATCCTTCGTAAGAATAATGAGAAATTGCTTAAAGAATTAGGTGAAGCAAAGAAAGCTGCTGAAGAAGCACGTGAAGCTGCAAAAGAGTTTCGTGAGTTTCAAAAACAACAGTTTGAACGCAAAACCAAAGACTTGGAAGTTCAATTAGAGCAACTGAAGCAAGCTAAGCGTGATGCAATTACGCAAGGTGATGGCGACAGGGCTATAGCGATTGACGATGCAATGGACGACTTGAAAGAGCAACGTCTAGAAGCAAAACAAGACTTAAAAGCTGCTGAAGAGAAAGCCAAAGAAGTTCCTCAAGTCACTACTGACCCTTCACTTAATGAGTGGATGGACAAAAATGATTGGTTTGGTAAAGATACACGATTGACTGGTATGGCAAATGGTTTAGGCGTTGAATTACGTCGTGAGAACCCAGCTCTACAAGGCAAAGCGTTCTTAGACAAGCTAGATGAAGAACTTGCATTAATGCTTCCAGAGAAGTTTGGTAAGAAACGTATTGCTAATCCAATGGATGGTGCACCTAGTGGCACAGCAAGACCATCGGTAAATAGTGGCAAGAAATCTTACAATAACTTACCTCCAGATGCTAAAGCAGCTTGTGATAAATTTGTTAAGCAAGGTCTGATGACCAAAGAAGCTTATGTTGCAGAATATGATTGGGAATAAGGGAGAACAAATATGACTGAAATTAAAAAAGAAGTTAAGGCTGCACCAGAGTCTACTAAGGTAGAGCGTCCACGGGAACGTAAAAAAGGCGTATTTAATGGGACTCAGGGTAAGCTGCAAGTAGGAAACCAAATTGAAGGGTATCACTTGCATATTTTCAATGACACACCTGGTCGCATCCAGAATGCCACTGAAAACGGTTATGAGTTTGTTCATCCCAGCGAGGTAGGCGGTACTACGGAGAATGTAACTTCACGTAATACTGACATAGGAGATAAGGTTAGGTTTTTGGTAGGTGCTGGCGAAAAAGGTGAACCTATGTACGCTTATTTGATGAAAATCAAACAAGAGTGGTGGGACGAAGACCAACGTCAATTACAAGAACGTAACGATAAAACAGATGCAGCAATCCGTGGTGGTAAAACACCTGGTGTAGATTCCACTGGTTTCTACAATGCTGGTATTAAATTTTAACTTTCTAATTAAGGAAAAATAATGGCAAACGTAAATGCCGTAACAGGATTGTCGCCAGTCGGCACAATCACTGGTGCACCCTTTAACGAGCAAGGCTACCTCTACGCTATCGCTAACGACGCTTCTAACACATACGCTATTGGCGATATTGTTAAGTCTGCTGTTGGTAATGATGCTAACGGTGTTGCTCTAGTAACTAAAGCAGCAGCAACTGATGTCCCATTGGGCGTTATTGCTTCTATCCGTGTAGCTAACCCAGGCGTAAGCTTGCAAGGCACAAACATTGACTTAGGTAAATTGTACATTAGCTTGTCTTCTGGTTCATATACTTATGTTTATGTTATCACTGACCCTAACGTTGTATTCCAAGTACAAGCTAACGCTTCTGCAGATGCTAAAGTTGGTTCTACTGCAGTTCCAACAATCACTGCTGACCAAACAGCTACTTTGAGCCAGTCTTCACCTTTCTCCGCTACATACGTAACTGCTGATGCTTCTGCTACTGCAGCTTCTATGTTCCAAATTATTGGCATGTACCAAGAACCTACTAACGTTCCTGGCGCATACAACAATTTGTTGGTTGTGTTTAATAAACACCAATATAAACAAGCCTTCGGTGCTTAATTAATAGGAGATATATAAAATGGCTGGTGTAATTACAACTGGTACACATCCCAAGGCTCTATGGCCTGGTATCAAAGCATGGTGGGGTCAGGTTTATGATGAGCATCCAGAAGAGTACATTCATCTCTTCGACAAAGATACCTCAATGCAAAACTATGAGGAAGACGTTCAGTTAACTGGTTTCGGTCTTGCTCCAATCAAATCTGAAGGCCAAGGCGTTCAGTATGATTCAGAAGTTCAAGGTTTCGTAACTCGTTACACACACGTTGCATACGCTCTTGGTTACATCGTAACTAAAGAAGAGTTGGATGACAACTTGTATGAGCAAGTTTCTAAGCGTCGTTCTGCTGCTTTGGCAATGTCTTTCCGTCAAACCAAAGAAAACATTGGTGCTAACGTTTATAACCGTGCTTTCAATAACACTTATAAAGGTGGTGACGGTGTAGCTCTTTGCTCTACAGTACACCCAAATACATCTGGTGGTACTTTTGCTAATACCCCTACTGTGTCTGTTGACTTGTCCGAAGCTTCTTTGGAAGATGCAACAATCGCAATTATGGGTTTCCAGAATGACCGTGGTTTGTTGATTAACGTAATGCCACGTTCTTTGATTGTAGCTCGTCAAGAATGGTACAACGCTAACCGCATTCTGAAGTCTGTATTCCAATCAGGTACTGCAAATAACGATATCAACGTTCTGAAGGCAACTAATGCCATCCCAGAAGGTATC